GGGTCGGCGTGCCGACGCCGGGCGTGGGGGTGGCCACAGTCAGCAGCGTGGCGAAGGTGTTCCCGGAGGTGACCGAGGGCAGGAAAATGTCCACGCTCGTGACGATGGCGCCCGCCCAGCGCGCGGTGAGCGACACCACATTGGTGGCGGCGGTTGCCGTGAAGGGCAGCGCCGACAAGGTGAGCCCGTCCTGATAGGCGTTGATGGCGGCGGCGAGCGCAGTCGCCACGGCAGCTGCGGTGTCGCCCGCATTGAGGGTGAGGGTGATGCGCTTGCCGTCGATTTCGATGATGCCGACGCCGCCGGCGGCGGGCACGGCGCCAACGGTCAGCGTGCGGATTTCGGCGGTGCCGGTGGCGGGCACGGGCAGCAGCCAGATGTCCTGCGCCGGCGCGTTGCGCCGCGCGGCGATGAGCATTTCCGAGAGCATGGAGCCGCGCCCGGTGAGCGCGATCGCCTCCTGCACGGAATTGCAGCGGAACGGAATATTGTCCACCGCCGCCGCGCCGGTGTTCTTGTGGCCGGTGAGCAGCAGGCGCGACGTGCTCTCGAACTGGCCGCCGGAATTCACCTCGAACGAGATGATGGGCGCGACGATGTTGCCGGGAATGGAATTGAAGCCGATGGGCATCACAGGTCTCCCTCGCGCGCGGGCTTTGCCGGCACGGGCTTGGAGGTGGGTTCGGGAGCGGGGATGAGGTCGCCATCGGCGACGAGCCGGGCGAAATAGCGGGAGGTCGGATCGACCTCGATGCCGTCCGCTTCGGGCACAAACTGCCCGTCGCGGCCGGGCAGCGGGACGCGAAGTCCCGGCGCGGCAACGTATTTCATGAGGTCTCCGGAGAGGTCAGACGAAGGGGTCGGGCGGGGCGTTCGAAGTGGTGAGGCCGATGGCCTCCAACTGGTCGCGGGTCGTTGCGCGGAAGGCGGCAGCGAGCTGGATGAGGCATCCCTTCGCGTAGGAACCCTCCGGCAGGACTGCGACGACAGAGCCCAGCGGCTCGGGAAGTCCCGCGCCATCGGTGAAGTGATCGTCCGGAATTTCGACAGAGAGGATCACAACGCTGCGCATGAAGCGTACGCCGTAATGCGGGAGCGACATCTCGCTGATCTTCACGTCCGGTATCGCTTTTGCGATCTGGCGGAATGCGCCTCCGCTGGGCGCACGCAAGAGCGTGTCCCGGGCCTGGGCCGCCAGCGCCTCCAGGATCATCGTCATGCGCGGATCGCTGGCGCACGCGGCAGAGGCGGCCTCATTCCCCGCCTCATCCCGCGTGAGTTCGGCCAGTTCCACCACCAGGACCAGGTTGCATCGGGCATTGCCGCGGGCAGATGTCGAAGCGTTGCCGCGCCGCTCCACTTCGGCATCCTCCGTGTAGACGGAGATGGAGGGAGTGATGGCCGAACCCATCTCCAGATCCGCGCTGGAGATGGCGCGGCTGTCATAGATTCTGTGCCCTGCGAGAGTGGGGAAGCCCTCCCCACTCGCAATTGCCGCCGTGGGGGCGAGCGTTTCAATCGCGGCGAGGCGCAGTGCGGCACGAGAGAGCATCAGGCGGAAATCCGTTTGAGCCACATGACGATGCGCGCCGTCCCGTCCGTGTCCGGGGAGGCGACGAGCGCGTAAAGGGCAGAGGCGGTGCGGATGCGATCGTCCTGGCGCGGAATCCAGGGCCAGCCGGTGGAGAGAGCCGAGAGGCATATGCGGGATATCTGCCGCACCTGACGGTCCGTGGCGGTCGGACGATTGCCCGAGGCGAAGGCGGTGAATTCCGGGGCCGTGTCGAGGGTGCCGGCGAAGTCGAATGCGGTGCGGGTTTCGTCCGGCACCTCCCCCGCATTCACCGCGCGGGCCGGCCGCGCCATGGGCACGGCGGTGAAGCCGGGCTCATCAAAATACCCCGCCACCGCGTCATCTGCGGCGGCGAGATCATTGGCGAAGGACATGGTGTGTCCCTGCGGTCAGAACTGCTTCGCGCGCAGCAGCATTTCCGGCCGCGTGCAGATCATCAGCGGGTAGCTGTAAATCTCCACCCGGTCCCAGGCCTCGCGCCCGGACGGATCGGCCAGAACCATGCCGACATATTCCTCTGCCCGGCGATTGAGATAGGGCTTGAACTCGTTCGCCGGGCCGAAGCCCGCCTTGAACGCGCCCCGCGCGCCGACCGGGAAGAACCGCGCCTTGGTGGTGGCAATGGCCAGGGTCGAGCCATCGTCCGTGCCGCGATAATTGATGAAGGTGATTCCCTCGATCTCGATGGCGGAATAGCCCTCGATATTCTCAAGCAGCACGGCGCGCTCGGTGCCGAGCTTGGTTTCCTTGATCTGCGGGTGATTGACCAACAGATCGAAGAAACTGTCGCCGACCAGGGCAACCACGCGCGTCGAGGGGGTCCAGACGCCCTTCGCCGCCTTCTGCATCAGCCGCTTCACCTCGCGGCACTTCTTGCGCACGTCGGTTGCCGCGTCATCGAGCTCGAAATCGATCTCGGCGGGCTCGGCAATCGCCCATTCGCTGTACCAATCGACCAGCACCGTGGTGCCGTCAGCGTCCATCACCCGGCCCTGCAGTGCGCCGAGGCGCATATTTTCCCAGGTGAGTTCCAGATCGTCGAGGATATGCCCGGTGCGATCGGTCACTTCCTGCGAGATTTCACGGGTCTGCTGGTCGAACGGCAGGGCGAGCACACCCGCCAGTTCGGAGGCCATGATGGTGGACCCCTTCGCCAGCCGCGACGTGTTGAACAGCCGCACCTTGGCGCCGGGCGGCACCAGCTCTTCCGGCGGCGACCCATCGGCGGAGGTCGGAATCAGTGACAGCGTGCGATTGCTGTCGGCAATGGCAATGGCGCGCGAGCGGGAATAGATCGGCTCGAAAATGCCCAGCGTGCCGAGGAGCTGCGGCTTGTGGTCGACGCGCGCGACCACCTCTTCCTGGAATTCGACCGCGCCCCAGGCGTTCTGGCGGAAAATATCGGTGACGAGTGCCATGTGACCCCTCCTATCGGGCGGCGATGCCGAGCACCGCGAGAGCGGCGAGGGCTGTGGTCTTGTGGGCGTCCGTGGTGACCGCAGGACCCCAATTCAGGGCGCTCGCCTGCACCTCGCTGTCGCGGGCGGTGACGGTGCGGCGGACATCCGCACTGGTGGCGTCGCACCCCTGATAGAGGATGGCGACGGCGTTCTGGCTGCCGTCGGTCGCGCCGGGCGTGTACGAGACGTACTTGCTGCTGGCAGTAATGCGCCCGAGGACGCGGCCAGCCTTGAGCACACCTGCGCCGGAGGCGAGGGTGATCTCCTCGCGGGCGCGATAGCCGTTGGCCTCGGAGACGATGTAATGCCCGTCCCGGGCATAGGGGTCATGGACGAGAGGTGCCATCTGGATCTCCCTCAGCGGCGCTTGTTGGTGCGGGCAACGGCCGCGGCGAGAACAGTGATGTCGCCCTTGCCAGCGGGCGGCTTGCCTGTGAGACCGGCGGCGGTGACGCGGCCACGCTCATAGGCCTGCGGATCAGGCAGGTCGGCGTTTTCGTCGGCGGGGCTGGTGCCCGCGACGACAAGGGCCGCCTTGGCCTTCTCGGCGGTGAGTCCGGCCTCGGCCAGTACCTGCGCCAGGGCCTCGCGACCCTTGGCCTCCGGCAGCGCGAGCACGGCGTCGCGACGCTCGCGATCCGTGGCGGCGGCCGTCAGTGCGGCGTTTTCGGAGCGCAGGCGCTCCAGTTCGGCGGTATCAACCCCGCCGTTGGGCTTGTCCGTCATGGAAGACTCCTTGATGTGACGGGGTGTGTGGGCCTCGATGACCCATTTCTTCTGCCGCGCGAGCGCGACCAGGCGCTTCGGAGCGTGCGCGAAGGCGCGGTAATCGAAGGCGGCGACCGGCGCGGTGGTCTCGGTGCTGGTGGCGTCGGCGAACCCGGCCTCCACCGCCTCTTCGGCGGTGAACCAGGTCTCGGCCTTCATGATCTCGCGGCAGGCCTCGGCGCCCTGGCCGGATTTGTCCGCATAGAGACGGGCATAGGACGTGCCGAGCGCCTCCAATTGATCGACCGCCTTGAGGAGATCGGCGGCGGGGCCGAAGGCGAAGGTAGCCGGGTCGTGGATCATCATGACCGCGCCCGCCGACATGGTGACGGTCTCGCCGGCCATGGCGATGAGCGAGGCGGCGGAAGCCGCGATCCCATCCACAACGATGTTGGTGCGGCCCGGACGCTGCTTGATCAGCGCATGGATGGCCGACCCCTCGGTCGCGATGCCACCATAGGAATTGAGGTGGATGTCGAGGTCCGAGTCCTCTTCCACCTGCGCGAACGCCATGACGATGTCGGACGCGGTGAAGCCGTCCTGGAAATACTCACCGCCCACATAGCCGGAGAGCCGCAGCCGTCCGCCATCCAGGATCGCAGCCATGTCGAATGTCCTCAGTAGGGCCGATGCACGCCGCGCACGGCGAAGCGCCGGCGACGGCCGGATTGCGCCTCGCAGGCCGCCTGGAGGCGGGCGAGTTCGGCGTCGAGTTCGGCAAGATTCCCCGCTCCAAACCGCGAGCGGCGCGTGGTGACGGACGAGCGGAACTCGATCTCCTCCACCTGCTGGCCGGACAACATCCGGAGCTTGTGGGCGTAGAGCGCTTGAAACAGAGCGCAGGGATCGTCGCCATCAATGATGGCGCCGTTGATCGTCACGGGATTGAGCATGTCACGCCGCCTCCGGCTCGCGCCGCCCGTCGGCTGCCGCGCCGTCCGGCCCCGCTCCGCCGG